AATTTAAAGTTTTTTCAATGCCATTTAAAAATCCATAAATTCCATTTTCGTATAAGCAAAACAAAATATTTTTTCCATTAACTTTTTTCCATTTATTTAGTTCCAACTCCTTCTTAAAACAATCGGGGAATTCATCCTTCATTTGATACTTAATAACGGTTTCTTTTGTGATTTTGTATTCGTTTTTATAGGATAGGATTTTGGCATATTTTACACCATCAAAAACAGAATGAAATACTCCTTTTGTCCTTAATAACCTTCCTTTTTCTTTTTCGTTTACAAATCCCTCATCATCCATAACAAACAAATTAGGGCTAACCTTAAATTGTTGTGTTGTGTTGCACGCTTCTACCATTTCAGCATCCTTAAAATACTCTTTAACCTCTTTAATTGTCGGTGTTTTCATAATCTATTTTTTAGTTTGTTCTTTTTTTAATTCCTCGATGGTTCTGGTTTTAGCGTAGGCACGTACATCGGCAATAACTTTTGGATGACACCTGATTTGAAATCGCTCGTTAATTAGTTTTTTTCTTCCCATTGGTTAATTATTTTAATAAATTTTTTAATTTTTATTTCCTTTGCATCAAACCTATTGAAGTTGTACCAGGTCTTGTCATAAAACACAAAAACACCATAATTTAATTCTATTGTTCCGCACCATTTTTGAATAATGCCGTAGTTATCAACATCAACTCTTATACACCAATTTTTAGGTAATTTTTTCTTATTCAAGAATTGTAAAATATTTGGCAATAACCCTTCCGATGCTTCTCTTAATTTTTCATCTGTCAAATCCTCATCGGATAATAACAATTGAAGTTCTTTCAAGTAGTGTTTTCTTTTTGTCATAATTATTAATTTTTAGTGATTGAACATAGGCAAATATAACACCTTTTATTTAATAAACAACACCTTTTATCTATTTATACTCAATCCAAATAAATAAAAAAACCCACCGTGTTAGGGTGGGGGTTTGAGTTGTGAAAAGTAGGTTAAAAATGATAGTCTATAATAATTCTTTTCCCTGCTGTGATTGCCATTTTAAAAGTGACAGTTGTTCCTGATTGCGTTATAGTATTCAAATCACTTAAAAAATCAGGGTCTTCCACGTGTTGTATTCCATCATTTATCCACCCTTTAAACGCAATAGCTCCAATCGGTAATTCATAATCTTGTCCTGCTCCTACGTATCTTTTTGACAAGATACCTGTACTTACAGGAACAATCATATCGGTAACCCATTCAATACCGTTATACTGCCATAGATAAATTGGCGAATCATCACCAGAATCCAACTGCATATAAAAATCAGCGTAATTATAAGTAAGTGGTGGCGTTACATTTGGGTCATCGTATCCGGTGTGAAGTTGAACACCTGTATTGTTTAAATCGTCAAAGTTTATTTTTAATGAATTGATTGCGTTTACAATGGTATCGATTTCATCCGTTGTCAGAGTTGACATATCGCCAATATTATTATTAGCAAAATCCAACATATATTGTAATATCGGATTTAATACATTGGCTGTAATTTCATTATTGCCATTAGCTACAATGTACGTATTTATTTGAGTTAATACCTCGGCATAAGTTGGTGTAGCCATTACTAATAATTATTAAAGTCGTTATTAAAATCATCGTTAAAATCACCGTGAGGTGTGAATATAACATCAGCAAACAAATTGTCAAAGTCATTTGCACCTCCTTCATAAATAAATGGCAATTCATCTTCCAAAGCATCTTGTAAAGATATTAATTTTATGATTGCACCGCCACCAGAATTTTGAGCATCATAAGTATATCCTGCTGTCGTCATTCCAAATTCAAATCCAAAAATTTCTACCGTTCCGTCATACAATTGCAACGCACAAAAATAGTCAGCAAAATCTAATTGTTTCAAAGTGCATTTTACAATTTCAGAAACACCCAATACATTTATAGTTACTGAATGTGAATATTGAGGAATGCCTTGTACAACTGATTTTTCAGCAGTTCCAAAGATTGTACTTGAATTTTCAGAAGTAGCAAATAGAAAACCGCTTTTATCTTCTTTTAAATTAAAGATTACTTTATATCGGCATTCGTAAACATCATCAATTGAAACTGTGCTTGTTAATATTTGCTTATTCAAAACATCGGCACGATTAACCAAAACGGCTTGCTGATAATAATTCTTTACAAAATTACCACAAGATAAATCAAGTCCATTTCTTAATGTTTCGCAACTCATTATTTATTTACATTTCTGGATTTAAAACCGTATCCTTTTGCTTTTGTACTGCCACATTTTTCAGAACCGCACCCGCAACCATCAGCAGGGCAATGCGAGTAATCAAAGATAGTTGTATTTTGACAAATATATCTAACTGTTCTATCAAATGATATTTTACCCATTGTTCTGTATTTATCCGCAAACAATTCTAATTCTTTTAAAGATTTAGGTATTGAAAATTCATTAGTCTTTTGAACAAGTCCATTAGGAGTATCAGAAAATCCGTTTAAGATAATATAACGGGAATAGCTGTAGTAAGTAAGTATTTTATAAACTCCTTCAAATGGACGTTGTTTATCGCTGCAATCAGTATAAATGCCACCATACAATAAAGCATACTTTTCTGTGTAGTTCGTTGGTGGCTCTGGTTTTGGTTCGGGTGCTTCAATATAAGCCTGTACTTCTGCCGAAATAGTTTCAATTTCTACCCAAAAATCACAAAACAATTCAGCTAAATCAAAGTTTGATGCTTCGTTTTCGGCAATGCAAAGTTTTGAACTATCGCAATGTTTTGCAACTATTCCAATGCAATTATATAGAGATGGTAATAGGTTCATTTTCTATGTTTATATCGATTATTGGAATAATTTTGCAAGGGAATCCTAAATAAGTCAAAGTATCTTCAATCTCTTTTCTTTCGTCTTGTGTTTGCTCGGTATAAAACTTTTTCATTTCTAAATAAGTTTCAGATTGAGTGCCAAAAATAGAAGTGTCTGACTTTACAAGTTGAGCAGGAATGTTATTTGCCGCTGCATAAATGTTATCCCTTAAAGTAATTTTTGTTTCAGAAAATAATTTATCATCAATTTCGGCTTTTACTTGACCAACTTTGAACATTTTATCAATATCGTCTGTTGCACCGATTGATAAATGATAAGTACCACCTATATTTTCAGAACCTAACCATTTTGTAATATCTTCTTGAACCCTATCTTCATCTTCTACGTCTAGTCCTGCTGTAATTACATAGGTTTTTCCTAAAAAACCTGTCCTTACTTGGCGATTTGTGTACATTGAAATCCTACTTTCAGAATCTAAATCATTGTAAACTGCATCAAATGGAGATAAAGCATACTTAAATTCTGGTGTCATATTCAAATAATACACCTGACCACGATAATAAGGTAACATATCGGACAAAGTAGTTTCTTCTGTAACTATTCCATCGTTTTCAACAAAATCATTTTCAATTTGTTGTCTAATAACTATCGGATCTGGATTGTAAGGATAAAACCAAACAGCTTTCTTTTCTGTTTTGTTCCAGGTTCTATCAACTGTACAGTAATCTTTAAACCAATATTTAGTGATGAAGTCGTTATCATCTTCTTTTCCTATTCTTGTCTTTGTATATTCAAGAATATCAATAACAGGTTTTAATTGCAAATCATCAACAATCATTTGTCCGATATGAATAAACGATCCGTTTTGTCTTGCAACGTTTGAAGAGATTATTTTGACAACTTTTGATAATTTATATTTTTTATCAGGATTTACAACTTCATCATTTATAACACCAATGCCCGAAATAAATTTAGCAAACATTTTAGAAGCGCTCTTTCCTGATGGACTATTAAGTATCGCTAATTCAATTTCGTTTGGATAAAGGTTGTTTTCTCCATTGTAATAAATAGAATCGTCCTTATCCGTGTTTAGTTTAACTATCCTCGAATAAAGCTCGACAAATTTAGCTCGCCACTTTCCGACAAAACTCTTTTTGTTATCCATTATTTATTAGATTTTCTTGGCTTTTTTACCTTTACTATACCGGGGATGATTTCGGTATGTGTAATTGTATTTTCATCTTTTGAAACTTCGTGTACAAAAACAGATTCATTTTCTTTAACCAATGGAATTGCGTTGTCCATACTTACAACCGCTTTCTCTTCTTCAACAGGAAAAACAAACAGTTTCTTACGTTCTGCGATTTCTTCATCAGTTCCATTTATCAAATATTCTTTGATAAAATCATCTGTTAAAATATTGTCATACAATCTAAAAGTTTTACCATCTTTTTTATACGACAAGATTTTACCTTGTTGTTTCTTTATTGATATAGTTTTCATAGAATTTACTTTTTGTAAAGTTACATATTTCTTTGAATATTTCGCAACTAATTTTTGCCAATCTGATGCAAAAGAACATCCGGCACAATTAGGCAAATAATTAAAAGTTTCTTTGAAATATTGTAGGTATAAAGACATAAGGTTAGAATCTCTTCTAACCTTATACTTATCAATTAATATTAATTCTTCAACTGTCATAGTTAAACACTTGGAGCTGCATTCTCAAAATTAGAATCGAAGTCAGCATTTTCTCCACCTTCAACCAAAGATTTGTAAACCAATGGAACATAATTCTCTGGTGCAATATCTAAAGAGGATAATATAACCGCTGTACCGCCACCGCCTTCTTGAACATCATAGGTAAAATCTCCGGTAGTTAAACCGTTTTCAAATCCGTAAACTTCAACAGTTCCGTCAGTGAATTGATAAACTACAACATACTTTCCTTTGCTCAAAGAATCCAAAATACATTTCGCTTCCTCTGTAGAACCTACAATAAGAATCTGTGCATTGTGTTTGTATTGTGGAAATCCTAAATCTGACAAAGTTTTATCAAAGTAGCCTTTGTATGAACTTCCACTTTCTGGCCCCGTGAAACGCAATCCTGTTTTTCCTTCTTTTAAAGAAAACTGAACGCTATACTCACACTCTACACTTTCAGCGTTTGGAACAGCCAATACAACCGTAGTCGTATCAATGTCAGATTTATTAATAACTACCGCTTGTTGGTAAAATCTACGGGCAGGAGCTACACAAGAAGCATCCTGACCGTTTTTCAATGTACCGCATATACTTGCTACTGCCATTTGATTATTTTTTTAAGGTTAAACGCTTGGCGATGCTGTTTCAGCTCCGATATAAACGTATTCATTTGTTACCAAAGCAGCACCTACATTTGCGCCACCTTTGATATAAATTTGGTCATTGTCTTTTGAATACCAAATATCAAAAGCAGGTAGTTGGTCTAATTCAGAAGTTCCAATCAAAATGTTTCCTTCGTTAGTAAGGATAGCTCTGTAAGGATTTCCTAAAGCGAAAGTGCTTATGATTCCGTCAAATTCTCTGTGAACGTGAACAGTTACACCAAAGATTTTCAATTGACCATCGATTGAAAATGTTCTTTGAGCTGTCAATCCGTCAGGAGAGAAACACTCACAATTGATTCCTGTTCTGTCTCCCATTGAGTTCAACCAAGAAACTAATACACTTGCCATAGCTTGTGTCATTTCAAAGCGAACAGTTGAAGGATTCCACCAAGGTTGAATTGAAGCGTATTGATAGGCTTCTGTCAAGTAAGCGTATAATGATTCTCCTGTCAATCCTGTTCCTGCTACGTTTTCAGCTACTTCAATTTTGTAACCGTCCATAGCTTCGGCTTGGGTAAAAATACCGTCTGCACCTTCCAAGTAATCATTTGCACTTGCTGAATCAGCAAACCAAACTCTTCTCCAAATAGCCGCTTTAAGGTTGTTTTGAAACAAGTCAACAATGTATTGCAACAATGCGCTGTTTTCATCTGCATCTCCAAATACTCTTTTGTACTGATTCCAGAACAATAAGAAGTTTTCATCAAACGTGTTGATACAAATTGGAATTTTACAGGCAATCATAGCCAATTCCCATTTTTTAACTGCATATCCTAAATCTAAATCACAAGACGGGATAATACAATTGTTCATATCCTTTACCGGGAATGAATCATATTTTGGAGCTTTTGAAAGAATTGGAATTAAAGCTCCGTTTCTTACTCCTGTGATTACTTGATGACCTTCGGCAATATCTCCAACTTCAAATGCGCTTTGATAAACGGCATTAGAGATATTTACTTTTTCAGCGGTTACAAGGTCATCAACCAAAGCTAATATAGCTGTATCGAAATTTGTTGTTATTGCCATTTTATTTTGTTTTAGTTTTGTTAAGATTTGCGATTGCTCCAGATAGTTTAGAAGGTTTTTCAACTTCTACATTTTTGGGAGCTTGTTTGTTTGCTGTAGGAGCCGGTTTAGAACTCCCTTTGAATCCTGCAATTAAGGCGTCCTTTGCTTTGTTTTGAGTATCCAATTCAGTAGCCTTGTTTGTGATTGATTCCAATTGCTCGGTCAATAATGCGATAGTTGCATTTGCTTCTGCTAAATCAGTTTCGGTATTGGTATCCGTAACATCCTCTGATTGAATTTCTGTTAATTCTCCTGCAATGAAAACATAAGTTTCTCCATCAGGCATAATAAAAGAACCATCAGCATCCATACCATCGTAATATGCTTTATCGCCAACGGCAATAACGGCATCATCTGCCAACTCATAAAAGTCTAATTCTTTGCCATCGGCAGAAGTAACGACTTTATTTGAAAAACCTTTTAGGAAATTCATAGCCTTATTCAAAAGACTTTCTGTTTTTTTATTCATTGTATTATTGTTTTTGTTAGTACTAAATCTTTTTAATGCTACGGGGCGAAATACTTCTTCAATATCAGTTGCAAATCTTATTCTTTTCGCTTCTTCTGGTTCTATCGAAGTATCATTATTCATTAAACCTAAAGCCTCTTCTTTTGTAAGGTCTGTATGTATTGCATAATGTTCGGCAATTCTGTTGTCGCAATTTGCTAAATCGTCGGCAAATCTTTGAAACTTTTTAGAATCCATACCGTCCCAAGTATAAGTCCACGCATTATGAACGAATGGATACGTACTATCGGTAAGAGTTCTTTTATCCCCTGCTAAAAACACAACCGTTGCAATTGAACAAACAAAGCCTTCTCCTAAAGTTTCTATTTTCGCATTGTTGTCTTTTGCGTAACGTCTTAACTCGTTGTAAATATCAAATCCTGTTTGAACATCACCGCCCATTGAACGAATACGAACCTTAATATCCTTACCGTCTGCTTTTGACAATTGCTCTTGAATACTTGAAAGGTTTACGTAACCGCCTTGGTCTATAATCCATTGTTCTTCAAATGGAACAATCTCCCCGTATATCTTTACTTCGTGCATAGTAGTAATTAGTTTGGTATAAAATTAAGTTCAATTAACGGATACGGATAAAAAATGTTTGTGAAAATTTTTGCATAAAAAAACCGCTATCGTTAAATAGCGGTTAAATTCTTCTTTCATTTTAATTAAACAACTTTCTCCATCCCAACAACCGCACGTCTAACCGTGTCAACTGAACATTTAAAATTCTTTGCCACGATAGTATATTTTTTCATTTGCGCAGGTTCGTAATCTATGCTTTTATAGAATAGGTAAATATCGTAATCTGTCATTACGCTTAAAGGCATACGACCAATCTTGACAAATGTTCTTACTATCGAAATATTCTTTTCTATCAGGTCTATCACTCTTGCCATTTGCTACAAATTTCTATTGATTGTCTTGTTTTGTAAGATAGAGTGCAACCGCATTCGTCACACATCTTTTCAGATAATTCTGGAATGTTTTTATCAGTTACTTTTAAAAACTCAATCGGTTCTTCTACAAAAAACTCACACCCAACACACTGATACATCCTATCAATTGCTAATAATTCCACATCCAAATCGTAATGTTTAAAATTACGAATACCAACCTCTAACGGTTCGATTCCGTGTGTTACCAAAGATAATACTTTCTTTTTAAAACTTTGCATCTTGCATTACTTTACGATCATTAGACAATGATTTAATACCACTTTGAGAACCTTTACTTGTTCCTGCTTCTGCTCCAATTGCTACGGCTTCGGCAATCATTGAAGCCATTTGAGAATTATTCGCACCGTTTTGTATTTCGTTTTGATTTAATACGTTTGATGCTCCGTTTAATCCAACACCGCCTCCGGCTTGATTTATAGCTGCTAATTCATTAGCAAACATCGAAGTTGATTTAGCATTGATAATGCTTTCTCCTGCGCTAACGTTTGCCGTGATGTCATCACTTGTTCCTGTTCCTGCGCCACGCAATCCAATAACACCACTTGCATAGCTTGGTTTTTTAAATGTTGGTTGTTTAGTAGCTGTAATTTTCTTAACTGCTGCAAATCCTGTGGCAACTGCTGCGGCTGCGGCAATACCCCCTAACACGGGACCAACTATAGGTATCCCGGACAATGATTTAAAAGCCGATACCGCACTTTGATACGTGTCAATTGTTGTTTGCGCAATTGCCGCTGCCTTTCCTGCTTTGCTGTTTTCTCCAAAGATAGTGGCTAAATTACCAAATGTTTGAGAAGCTAAATTTAATTTATTCGCATTCGTTTGCGCATCAATATCCTTTTCAAGTTGAGCGTATTTGGCTTTTATTAATGCTGTATCTGCTCCTGTCTTTTCAGCGTTTGCAAGTTCTTGCTGTAACTTAATTGCATTTTGTTGCTTTTCAATTTCAGCTTGTGCAATAAAGTTTTCTTCTTGTGCTATTTTGGCATTCTCTAAATCGAGTAATTGTTTTTCTTGTTCAGCTGCTTTGTTTTCTTCTGTGAGTGCCGCATTCGCTAAACGATTCTCTTCATTGATTTGGTTTATGGCTGCGTTATATTCGGCTTGATTTATTTTACCATTTTCTAAAAGTAACTTTTGGTTATTCGTTTCAGCTTGTAAATTGGAAGCAAGGGCATCCTGTTTTATTTTTAGTTGTTCAGCCGATAAAAATTTATCATTGTCAAGTATCGTTTGATTCTTTTGGATTTGTGCATCAATTTCAAGTTGAGCATTGGCGATAACAAGCTCGGCATTTTTAGAAAGTGTTTCATTTTTTAATGCAAGTATTTGAGCTTCATATTCGGCTTGCGAAATCTTTTTGTTTTTTAACTGTAGTTTTAAGTCAGCCGTTTCTTTTGCTAATAAAGAATTATTAAAAGCGTATTCCTCTTCTGAACTTTTCTTTTTAAATCCCTGCGTTGCTACAAATAAATCAATCTCGGCTTTTGATTTTGCTAAAGCCCTTTCGACTACTTGTTCGTCTAATTCTTTTTGCTTGTCAGCGGCTTCTTTACGTAATGAATTTAAATTAGCTAACTGCTCAGATTGTTGCCCTGTAATACGTTCTTGAATATCTGAAATATTTGTTTCCGCTTCGGCTCTTTGGTTTAATGCTTCGGTTGTTTGCCCCTCGGCTTTAATCTTTAAATTAGCAACTTGTAATGCTTTATTTGCTATTGCTAATTCAGAAGCTGATTGTTTTTGTAAAACATTGCCTAACTGATTATTAACTGCAATCCTTTCAGATATTGATTTGGTTTCATCATCCCTTTGCTGTCTTAATTTCTCGGCTTGTTTTTGATAATCTAATTGTACTTTTCTGGCTTGTCTTTGTTGTACGACCAATTCGCCCTCGGCTTTTGCAAGATTAGCACTCGCAACAGAAGCGTTTTTGACTTCTTTTGTGAAGTTTCTGATTCCGTTGGCTGTTTCTTCTGCTCCTACAAATTCCAAAGCATCAGCGATTAATCCCATTGTTTTTTCAGCAACTGCACCAACATTTTCCAAAGTCTTAATAAATACATCGGCAAGGAATAAACCTAACGGCTTTATAACTTTGAAAAGTCCGTTAAATATTCCTGTGATTGCACCCGTAACAACTGCAAGTCTTTGAGTTCCTTTTTCTGTACTTTGCAATGATGCAGTAGCTAATTTAAACGCACCCACAACCGCACCAACGGCAACAGCCAGTGCAGCAATAACTAAACCTATAGGGGTGGCTATAAACGCAAGTCCTGCCTTTAAAGCTCCAAGTATTCCAAGACGTATTGTTGTGAATGCACCGCTTAATAATGGAGCTACACCGCCCGCTTCTTGTGCTTGTTGTATAAATCCAGACGCACCGCCTTTGAATGATTCAAACGCACCTTTAATACTGTCGGTATAATTACCAATGTTTAACGCTTGTTTTCCTGATTGGCTTGAATTTTCTTTTATAAAATCTGTATTTTTATCAATTTGCGCATTCAATTCAACTAATAATTTAGCTTCCTCTTCAATATTAGGATTCAATTGATTTGCTACATTGTTCAAAGCGATATTTGCGGCTCTTGCTTCATTCTTATTACTAATTTGTCTTTCAAGTGCTGCCGTTCCTAAATTTATTAACGAAGTAGTTTTACCCTCGGCGTCTTGATAGGCTTTTAATTGTGTAGTGGTTTGGTTAATTTCTTTACGAACCGTACTCATTTGAGTGCCTAAATTCTGCTCGGACTTGTATAAATCCTTTTGAGTCTTTAATAAGGCATCAAGTTCTTTTTGGTTAGCTTCTATAGCATCCGTATTATCTCCAGCTGCTTCTTCCAATGCTTTCTGTGACTTAACTAATATATCAACTTGCTT